TAATACTAAAAAAGAAATTTTTATAAAAAATAATTGTTTACTCATGTCTCCTGGCTGGAGATATTTAATTCCTACAGGAATAATTTTTGATATTCCGAAAGACCATTATATTAAAATTCATCCACGTTCAGGCAATGCATTGAAAAAGGGTTTAATTACTGCAAATAATGTTGGAATTATTGATGAAGATTTTGTGGAAGAATGTAATTGTATTATGATAAATGTATCATATGACCCTATTCAAATAACCCATGGTGATAGAATTGCACAAGCTGAATTGCGTAAATTAGAAAATTTTAAAATTGATTTCCTAAATAACAGACCAAATCAAAAAACCGATAGAGAAGGTGGATTTGGGTCTACAGGAACTTGACAAATTGCATATATAGTAGTATAATAGATCTTATGAGAGTGCATTTGCATCTCATCCGTTGCATGTAGCAACATCCTCTGGCCCTTGCAGAGGAAAATAATTAATCTCGCTAATAATACAGGAGATAATATGTATTTAGTACCAAAAACTATAGAAGACCTCAATCGCCAACTTTCGACCTCAGTAGGGTTTGACTCTTTTTTTAATCGTCTATTTGATAATGCTTATAATTCGGGTGGTTCAGGCACTTATCCCCCTTATAACATTCGAAAAGTGACTGATTGCGATTACGTAATCGAACTTGCCTTAGCAGGATTTACGAAAGACGATCTAGATTTAGAACTGACAGAGGGCACTCTTACAATAAAATCAGTGCCGCAAAAAGATGAAAGTGATGAAAGTTATCTACATCATGGAATCGCCAAACGAGTCTTTGTTCGAAAATTTAATATCGCTGATGATGTCGTTGTATCGGGTGCGGATTTATTCAACGGCTTGCTTAAAATTAACTTAAAGCGAATTATTCCTGAAGAAAAAAGACCTCGTAAAATTACCATTATCGATGATGGTGTTAAAGTAGTTGATCATAAAGTTGTATAAATCAAATACAACTCAGTTAATGATAAAATGGAGGCCATATGGCCTCCATTTTTTAGGATAAAATGATATTCACCAAAAATTTTTCATTTAAAGAAATGACTTTTTCTGATACAGCAATTAGAAAAAATATAGATAATGATCCCAGTGAAGAACAAATAATAAATCTAGCAAATTTATGCAATCATATTTTGCAACCCATAAGAGAACATTTTGGGAAATCAGTAAAAATTAATTCTGGATATAGATCAATTAAATTATGTGAAGCAATAGGAAGTTCTAGAAAATCTCAACACGCAAGAGGTCAGGCCGCAGATTTTGAAATTAATAGCATATCTAATGCAGAAGTTGCAACATGGATTTATAAAAATTTAGATTTTGATCAAATAATTTTAGAATATTATGATCCAAAAGGTGATCCCAATAGTGGTTGGATTCATTGTTCTTATAAAAATGATGGAACTAATCGCAAAACCGCTTTAATAATTAATAAATACACAAAAGGTAAATATTTGCCTTGGAAACCATAAAATTTTATTTGTTAAATCAAAATTGTTTTTTCGGAAATATTATTTTGTTTTTGTAAGTAGAATGCATGGGTTGACAAATATAGTATAATGTGTTATTATTAAGATATTCAAAACCTTGATATTATAAATTCACCAAATGGCTTTTTATACAAATGTTCAAAATTGGGGCGGTAAAATCTATTGTAGAGGAATAGATTCTACTGGAACTCATTTCAAAGAAAAAATAGATTATAATCCAGCTCTATTCATTAACTCTCCAAAACCCACAAAATATAAAACTCTTGATGGCAATTATCTTGCTCCTATTGACTGCGGCAGTATTAACGAAGCCAGAAATTTTATAAAAAAATATGAAGGTATAGATAATTTTCAAATTTTTGGAAATACCAATTATCATTATACTTTTATTGCAGACAATTTTCCCAATCAAGTAGAATACGATTTAAATAAAATAACAATTGCTAACATTGATATAGAAACTGGTTCAGAAAATGGATTTCCCAATCCTGAAATTGCTCAAGAACCCGTCACTGCAATTACTGTTTCTTTTAAGGGAACATATTATGTTTTTGGTTATGGGGAATATAAAGTACATAGAAATGATATTAAATATTTTGATTGTAAAAACGAAGTGCATTTGCTTCACGAATTTATGTCTTTTTGGTCTAATCAAGATATAGATATTATTACTGGTTGGAATGTTAAATTTTTTGATATACCATATCTCGTGAATAGAATGGATTTATTATTTGATAAATCTTTTTATTCTGATTTATCTCCTTGGCATTTTGTGAGCGAAAGAACAGTAATGGGTTTTGGAGGAGCAAAACCCCAGCAATCATATGAGATTATGGGAGTTGGTATTCTTGATTATTTAGACCTATATCGAAAATTTACTTATAAAAATCAAGAATCATATAGATTAGATCATATTGCTCATGTTGAATTAAATGAACGAAAATTAGACTATTCTGAATATGGTTCATTACACAATCTTTGGAAAGAAGACTATCAGAAATTTATAGAATATAATATAAAAGACGTAGAACTTGTGAACCGATTAGAAGATAAAATGAAACTAATCGAAATGGCTACTGTATTAGCGTATGATGCTAAGGTGAACTATACAGATGTTTATACTCAAGTTAGAATGTGGGATACGTTGATTTATAATGAATTACGAAATAAAGGCATCCAGCTTCCTCCTAAAAAAAATTCAATAAAAGATGACCCATATATAGGTGCTTATGTGAAAGAACCCGTTCCAGGAATGTATGAATGGGTTGCTAGTTTTGATTTAGACAGTTTATATCCTCATTTAATTATGCAATATAATATTTCTCCAGAAACATTACTCACAAAACTTCCTCAAAAATCATTATCAATTGATAACCTGTTAGACCAAGAAATTGATACAGATTATGCTAATGCTGAAAATGTATGTTTAGGAGCTAATGGGTTTCATTTTACAAGAGATCATCAAGGATTTTTACCAGAAATGATGGAGAGAATGTATGCTGAAAGAAAGAAATTCAAAACTGATATGCTTGAAACATCACAATTACTTGAAAATGAAAAAAATGAAACAGAAAAAAAACGTTTAATAAAAGAGGTTTCAAGATTAAATAACATGCAGATGGCGAGAAAAATTCAACTCAATTCTGCTTATGGTGCTTTGGGTAATCAATATTTTAGATTTTATGATGAAAGACAGGCAACGGCTATCACAACTGGTGGACAACTTTCTATTAGGTGGGTTCAAAATGACGTTAATCTTTATTTGAACGCTCTTCTAAAAACAAAAAATAAAGATTATATTATAGCCGCCGATACAGATTCGATTTATATTTGTTTAGATGATTTAGTTAAAACTGTTTTTACTGATACAACCAATAAAGAAAAAATTATTAAATTTTTAGATAAAGTATGTGATACAAAAATACAAGATTGTATAAATGATTCATTTAATAAACTGCATGTATATATGAATGCATTTGAACAAAAAATGAATATGTCTAGAGAAGTTCTTGCAGACAAAGCAGTTTGGACCGGTAAGAAGCATTATATCATGAACGTTCATAATAGTGAAGGAGTACAATATGCTAAACCCAAAATAAAAGTAATGGGACTAGAATCAGTTAAATCTTCGACTCCCGCAGTTTGTAGGGATAAATTAAAACAATCTTTCGATATTCTTATGAATGGCTCTGAACATCAAATGCAAGAATTTATTGAAGAATTTAAAGAATCATTTGACTTGCTTTCTCCAGAAGATATTGCATTTCCCAGGTCTGTAAGAGGAATTGAGAAATATCGTGATAGTGTATTATCGTATAAAAAAGGTACTCCTATACATGTAAAGGGAACGATTATACACAATAAGTTATTAAAAGAACATAAACTTACAAAGAAATATCAAATCATTCAGGAGGGAGAAAAGATTAAATTTTCTTATCTTAAAGAACCAAACCCCGTAGGAGATACTGTAATTAGTATGGGAACAATCTTACCCCCCGAGTTTGGATTACACCAATATATAAACTATAAAATGCAATTTGAAAAATCTTTTTTAGAACCATTAAAAGCAATATTAAAATGCGTTGGGTGGGAACATGAAAAAACAAGTACAATCGAAGATTTTTTTATTTAAGGAGACGAAATGGGTTTTTTGAAAGAAGTACTTAAGGAAATAGGTAATGAATATGCTGGATTTGTGTCTGACGGAATTGAAGCAGGAGATGTTGAAACTTTCATTGACACTGGCAGTTATGCTTTTAATGCTTTACTTAGTGGAACTATATACGGGGGGTTGGCTTCAAATAAAATCACAGCATTTGCTGGAGAAAGTGCAACCGGAAAAACTTTCTTTGTCCTCGGAATTGTCAAGCAATTTTTAGAAGACAATCCTACGGGAGGAGTTCTTTATTTTGAATCCGAATCCGCTATAACTAAACAAATGATAGAACAGCGAAAAATAGATACTTCTCGTATGGTCATGTTACCAGTTGCGACGATTCAAGAGTTTGCTCATCAAGTCACAACAATTCTTGATAAACATCTTGCTAGTGCAGATAGAGTGCCTTTGATGATATGTCTTGATAGTCTTGGTATGTTATCTACTTCAAAAGAGGTTGGTGATATTACTGATGGTAAAGAGACGAAAGATATGACAAGAGCCGCACTTGTAAAGGGAGCATTTAGAGTGTTGACCCTTAAAGCAAGTAAAGCAAAGGTTCCTGTATTGATTACAAATCACACATATAGTCAAATCGGTGTGATGTTTCCCCAACAAATTATGGGGGGTGGTACGGGTCTATATTATGCTTCAAGTAATATTGTGTTTCTTTCAAAAAGAAAAGAAAAAAGTGGTACCGAAGTAATCGGAAACATCATTCATTGTAAAAATCACAAGTCTAGACTGACTGTGGAAAATAGAATGGTTGATGCATTAGTTACTTATAATAAGGGATTAGATCGTTGGCATGGTATGTTAGAGCTTGCTGAAGAAGCTGGTATTTTCATCAAAGTATCAACGAGATATGAGCTTCCAAGTGGTATAAAATTATTCGGTAAACAGATCATGCAAGATCCTGAAAAACATTTTACTGAAGAAATAATGTTAAAAATAGATAAATTTTGTCAGGAGAAATTTTTATATGGAACAACAGTCGATGAAGAAGTGGTACAAACTGGTGAAAAATCCTCAGAATGATGAGGATGACCAATTCGCTTTTGTTATCACTACGGGTAAATTTAAAAATGTAATTTATAAGTATAATCGATTCGGTTTAATAGACCCAGAGAAAGATGCTGAAGAGTTGAAATATCGGTTCGAATATGATATACTAGAAATACCTGAAGATATTAGAAAAAAATCATACGCTGATACTGAAGGTATAGAATTTGAAAAATTAATAGGTGAAATTTTAATAGAAGTAATTCAAGAAAATATAGATTTAGATACACATGGAAATGATGAGGATCGAGGACACGATATTGAAGAACCTGATATTCAATGATGAATATACCAGAAAAGCTTTACCATATATAAAAACAGAATATTTTTCAGAACATAATGACCGATATCTTTTTAATGAAATAGAAAAATATGTAAATGCGTTTAATGTTCTTCCTACTCAAGAAGCCCTAATTATAGAGATTGGAAATAATACAAGTATTTCTGAACAACAATTTGATATTGTTTCTAAAAAAGTTGCGGAATTTTTCAATAGTAAAGAAAACACCGAAACTGCTTGGTTACTTGAAACTACTGAAAAATTTTGTCAAGACAAAGCAATCTATAATGCAGTATTTGAATCAATTAATATCATTGATAATCAAAAAGATACAGAACAGGACAAAGGAGTAATACCCCAAATTTTATCTGATGCTCTTGCAATTTGTTTTGATCCTAATATCGGTCATGACTATATTGAAGACTCGGATGAACGATTTGAAAGTTATCATAGGGTTGAAGAAAAAGTAAGGTTTGATTTAGATTATTTCAATAAAATAACCAATGGTGGATTATCTAAAAAAACCTTGAATATTACACTTGCTGGTGTAGGTGTAGGAAAATCGTTATTCATGTGTCATCATGCGGCCGCTTCAATATCTCAGGGTTTAAATGTTTTATATATTACTCTTGAAATGGCAGAAGAAAAAATTGCGGAAAGAATTGATGCCAATTTAATGAATATTACGATAGATGATTTACATGATATTCCTAAAGATGTGTTTGATAAAAAAATGAAAAAGGTTAAAAAGACGACAGCAGGTAGATTGATTGTCAAGGAATACCCGCCCGCTTCTGCAAATGTAAACCATTTTAAAAATTTATTGAATGAATTAAAATTAAAAAGAAAATTTGTTCCTGAGATTATATTTGTAGATTATTTAAATATTATGTCTTCAGCAAGAATGAAGTATGGTAATTCTGTAAATTCGTATAATTATGTTAAATCGATTGCAGAGGAACTTCGTGGTCTTGCAGTTGAAAATAATCTTCCTATCTGTTCTGCTACACAAACAACTAGATCAGGATTTACGGATACGGATTTTGGTCTTGAAGATACTTCTGAATCATTTGGATTGCCAGCAACTGCGGATTTTATGTTTGCTTTGATTAGTACAGAAGAATTGGAAGAACTCGATCAAATTTTAATTAAACAGTTGAAAAATCGTTATAGTGACCCTGGCAGACATAAAAGATTTGTGATTGGAATTGATAGAGCAAAAATGAAATTGTATGATCTTGAAGAATCTGCTCAAAGTGATCTTGTTTCAAGAAATGCACCAAACAAAAAGAAAGATTCTTGGGTTAAAAAAGATGATGCTCCCCCAGTATTTGATGTTGAAATAAACGATAGAAAAAAGAAAAAAAAGAAAGATTTTTCGGAATTTACCTTTAATTAGCTTGACTCTCCTTCCTATATTTGAGATAATATAAGTGTAATGGTGGAGCTATATTGGCTCTTTTTGTTAATCTCAAATAAATGAGGTAATATGTATAAATTTATGCTGATAATATTGTCATTCGTAGTAACAATATTTTCAAGTTCCTGCGCCCCCTATCCAGTTGTGGCGACAACCCCTGTTAATAAAATTAGTGAAAAAGTAG